GTCATTGAGGATGCGGCGGTCCTTGGAGATCGTCTTGTTCTTGGAGGTATTGGCGTAGTCGACGTTATAGGGCGGATCTGTCACCGCGAGGTCGGCGAGTTGCCCGTCCATCAGGCACTCGACGTCGGTTACCACAGTGGCGTCACCACAGAGCAGCCGATGGGTCCCGAGGATCCAGAGGTCCCCCGGCCGGCTGACCGGCTCGGCCGGCACCTCGGGTGCTTCGTCGGGATCCGTCAGGCCTTCGACCTGTTCGGCGCCGAGCAGCTTGTCCAGTTCCTCGGTGTCGAAGCCGGTGAGGTCCAGGTCGAAGCCTTCGAGCTTCAGGTCCCCGAACTCCAGTCGCAGCATCTCGTCGTCCCACTGGGCATTCTCGTGCGAGCGATTGTCCATGAGGCGGTAGGCCTTGGCCTGCGCAGATGTGAGCCCCTCGGCCACATGGACTGGAACAGTTTTCAAGCCCAACTGCTTGGCGGCCTCGAGTCTGGTGTGACCGACGATCACAACCATCTTCTCGTCGACCACGAGGGGCTGACGGAAGCCGAACTCGGCGATGGAGGCCTTAACCGCGTCGATGGCGGCGGTGTTGTTGCGGGGATTTCGGGCATAGGGAACCAGCCTCTCCACCGGCATATCGGTGACGATCATTGGCGACCCCGCGGATGTAATCGAAATTGTCAGTGCGCCAGTCAGCGCCCCTGCCGGATCCCTAGCAGATCAAGAGTGGCAGGATCCCTCTGCCCGCCGCAGTAACGCTCCAGCGCCTGCTGGAACAACTTCTCGCCGCCACTCGCCAGCCCAAACAGGGTCACGGAGGAGCAGAACTTGATGTCATCGGGCGAGCCGAAGATCTCATGGAGGCTCCGCCCGGAGACACCCAGCACAGCCTCGACGCACTGCTTGAACCGCGGGCCCAGGATTGCATGGCCGAGGTAAGCCCTGGCCTCTTCCAGATTCTCGATCCCGTAGTGCTGTGCCATGGGCGAACGGCCGAGGCCGCGGAGCTGCGGGAAGACGAACCACATCCAGTGGGTCTGCTTCAGACCGGCCTGCAGTTCACGCAGTGCAGTGTCGAACACCGGATCCTGCGCCTTCACAAAACGATCGAGATCAATCACGGCACTGCCCCACTACGCCACGAAAGCCCGAAAACACGCCATTATAAGCTCAATTGGGGCCACCTGATCATCCAGATGTACAACCCCCGGATTCAAACCAAAACGGAAAAACGAAAAGAAGAAAAACACCCGAATATTGGGCTGCGGCGGCCGCGCTTATCTCAGGTTGAAATTGGGGCTCCTACCCCGCCCCCACCCCTCAATGCGACTTCGCTCCCTGCCGGCGGCCACCCAGCTCGGCACCGCTCAGCATCAATGCGATCAAGCGCGACGACTCCGCGAGGATGCGCGGGTGCTGGTCCTGCCATGCCGCGTAAGCCTGGTCGCGCAGCATCTCCTTGGGCACCGACGGGCCCCACAGCTGCTCGATCGGGAAGCGCGCCTTACTGGTGCGCTTGAACACCCCGTTGCCGTAGCGCTTCACCACGAAGGCCGAGCGGAACGTCTGTGCCTTGCCCCAGATCTTTGCGCGCACCCCGTAAGCAAACTGCTTCGCACCGAAGAAGGACAGAGGGAGCGCCCGGCCCGAGCCCGCCGTCACCGTGGACAGCGTGGCGCGGCTCGCAGTGCGAAAGCTCATCGCTGCATTCACCGCACCGCGCGGGATGGATGTCTGCTGGGCAAGAACCCGGCGCATCTGCGCAAAGGACTTGCGGCCCTCCTTGTTGAGCGCCATCGAGAACACCCGGCGGCTCTCGCCTTCCCCGAGATGCAGGCAGGCCGCTTCGAAGCGGATCCTGACATCGTCTGCCTCGAGGAAGCGAACCCGCATGACCAGCCTCCCAAATGGAAAGCGCCCGGAGAACACATCTCCAGGCGCATTTCTGATCTTTCAATATCGGAACTTTTAGCCGCATCGCTGGAAGGTGTCAAGAGGGCATTTCAAGTAAATACACATTTTATGCAGTAAGTTTGTTACCGGACCCTGCCGCTTGCCAAGCGATACAGAAAAACTCATCCTCCTGTGCCGTCCTTCTCGCGGAACTGCGCCTTGATCGGATTGTACTTGTAGCAGTTGATCTTGAGCAGGCTCTTGGCAATCAGGTTGTTGAAGTCAGATGGGTGTGCCTGAAACTCTTCGAACAGTTTCTGCCGCATGGAAGGGGCCCAGTTCTTGTTGATGTGCTCCGCCACCATCTGCATGGCCTCGTCTTCAGCGAACGACTGATGAAACCTGGCGATGTCGTTCGCCATGTGCACGATGTGGGTGTCCATTGGCTGCCTCCCTGGATAGGCGCAACACTGAACAGCGAGCATGCCACAGCAAGCGAGAAGGTCCAGACACCTTGGTGTGAGCGCTAAGCCGCCAGCATATCCATCACGCCGTCAGGAAGGTCGCCCTCCTTGCAGATGAGCACGGCCTCGCCGTACTCGCCGATGTTCGGGTCACCTGAGCGCCTGAAGGCGATGGCGCCCACCGCTCCCTTGGAAACAGCGCCCCGAGCCTGGGCGATCGCCGATCGCTCGGACGGGCACTGGATTCCCTGCTCGGCAACAAGCCCGCTTTCCGTTTCCTGGAAAGGGACCACCACGAAATATGTGATCTCGGCCATGTCGGTACTCCCACCACGAAAATAGAACATATCAGGAACGAACGGCCGAGTCCAGTCGCCGCTTCAAAGAACTGACCCAAACGCGGCATTGGGTTTTCCTCTTCCCGCTTGCAACTGAAATCCCGCCTTGTTTGTGAACAGGATCTGCGCTGCTATCTGCGCACACAGCGCGACCAGATAACAGGCGCTGAATGAGAGGGCCAAATGCATATCGTCGTGAGGACTTACACAGGAAAGGGAGCTGCTGAGACGATCGATCTGATCATCGCCAGCAAAAAGGACGTCAAGAAGTTGATGCGTTCGGTGAAAGGTTTCGTCGATTACTCTGTCGTCAAGACCGAGGACGGCGGTTTCACCGTGACAGTCTCCAAGACCGAGAAGGCAGCGACGGCCATCACTGAGGCCGCGCGAGACTGGGTCCTCAAGAACGCGTCACACTTGAAAGCAGATCCGCCGAAGGTCACGGGTGGAAAAGTCACTCTGAGCGTATCACCCTGACGAACATGATCGAATGAATATCGGATCGCACCGCAACAAATGCGGTGCGACCTAAGTCGATCGCGATAGCGGTGTTGGGCGCACCTTATGTGTTCCTTCGGCCTCACAGCCTGAACAACCTCACCAGTGCGTTCAGCGCGACCCGCAGGTTCCCGATATCCTCCTCCGGAAAATGCATCGCGTCGTGATCGGTGCAGATGACCCGGTAGATCAGCAGGGTCGGCCGCTTGCCCGCCGACAGCCGCTGCTCCCGGTCGCAAGCGTCGAGAGTGCCGGTGGCATCGGCAAACCGCCGCTTCAGTTTCTCGATGACCTCCATCACCGGCTCGCTGGGGCTGGCGCCAAAGATCCCCTCGTTGATGAGCAGCCCGGCGACGGACTTGGGGCTGGGTGACGGCAACCCCATGATGGCCTGGTGCTGCACGTAGAGTTCACCGAAGGCGACCCCCGCCTGGTACTGCTTTTCGCTGATCAACTCGCGGAAGGCGAGGCGGCCGAGGGCTGTACCCAGCCTTTCGTCCTTCGCCTGCTTCGCGGTCACACCGAAGTGCCTCCGCCGCGCCTCGATCACCGTGCTCATGGCGTCCCGCTCGATCTCCGCGCGCACGCGCTTGCCGCATGCGTAGCGCTTGCCGGGTTTTCTCTTGCGTCCTGGTGCCATGGCTCAGTGTCCTTCCTGTTCGGTTGTCCTGGTGATTTCGGCGAGGAGCGCTGCGTAGCCGCAGACATCGACCACGGAGTCCTCATGGGCTGGGTCATGCGCGAGGCGCGCCAGCTTCAGGTCGAGGAGACAAATGACGACCTGCGCCGGGGAGATCTCCCGGCCAAGGGTGGCTGACCAGCGCCTGGCGATGGCCGGCATGTTGCTGCCGGCGTCACCGTACTGCACGCTGCGCTCGGCAATGACCTGTGCGACATGCCTGAGGAACATTTCCGCGGGGCTGCTCATGCGACACCTCCATTCGTGTCGAGAGCCCAGAGCAGGATCGCGATGGCGTCGGCTTCGTTGTCATCGACCGGGTCGAAGCCGCGCTGACGCACCGCAGCGATCATCGCCTGCTTGTCGGCGTTGCCCTTTCCCGCCGCGTAGCGCTTGATGGTTCCGACCGGCACTCCTTGGTACGGGATGCCGCGTGCCTCGCACCAGGCGGTCAGTGTGGCGAGCAGTCCGCCGTAGATATGGGCCGCGTCGGTGCCGATGTGGCGGCGCACTTCTTCCACGTAGACGGCATCAACGCCGCCGGTGACCTCCAGCGTCTGGTCGAGCCACTTGCCGAAGCGCAGGTAGCGCATGCCGCCACCCTCGTAGCGGCTGGGCCGGAACTCCGCGGTGCCATGGAGGATGCGGCAGCGGTCATTCCTGACAGCCCAGCCTGTGGTGCTGCCGAGGTCGAGGGCGAGGATGGATGGGGTCGAGGGGCTGTGCCCTGCAACAGGCAGAGTCTGGGCATTCGAAGCCATGATGGTCTCCGTCATGAAGTGGATGGAGGAATGGTCGGTGGGGGTGCCGGCCGGCGGCAGGGTTCAGTCAGCCGGCGGGATGGACCTTGCTATCCATCGTCAAACCAGGCGGCCCCCCGAGAAGGTGTCACACCCCGCTTCAGCGGGTGACACCTTCCCTTTAGGGAGGAAAATCCGAAATCTGAAATCTGCTCAAACCTGCTGAATTCATTGATCGATTCCAGATTGCGGAGCAGATTTCGGAAAGTTGTTTCCGAAATCTGGAAGTTACTTTCCAAGTCATTGAAACAACTCGGGAAAAGCCAGATTCCAGATTTCGGAATCTGGGCAGATTTCGCCAAATCTGGTGCAGATTCCGGAATTCTGGGGGCAGATTTCGGAACTTTCCGCAAGGTACGGATCATGCCAAATCCTCCTCGCGGTAGACCCATACGGCGGGGTTTTCGACAGGCAGGACGGCACCCGTCTGAGGGCACTTGTAGTGGCTCGGCAGGACCGCGAGGCGCTCCGGGACCAGTTCACCGGTCGCTTCATCGACCCGGTCCTCACCGGTGCCCAGCTCCATTCCCTCGACACAGAGGTAGCCATACTTGCTGCGCTCGGCGGCAAGCCCGATCTCGGTCGCCGTGGTGCCGCGCACGAACTTCACGTAGCCCTTGGTGGTGAGCACGCCGAGACGGTCGCGGATCACCGTCTGGCCGCCGAGCCCCGCCTTGTTCTCGAAGGCCTCGGCGAAGCTGGTCATGGTGTAGACCTTGCCCGCCAGGGCCTCGTCATAGATGAGACCGAGGATCACCTCGTTCTTGCGCATGCGCTCGGCATCATGCCGGGCACCCGTCTCCTTGCGCACCAGTCGCTCGTTCAGCGGATTGAGCTCGACCCAGCGGCCGTTCTCCTTGTCGATGAGCTTGGTGGGCAGCGCCGGGCCGTGGCGGAGTTCGATCTCCAGCCGGCGGTGGGTGCTGTCCTCTTCCGGACGGTGCATCAGGAGGCCCGACGTGTAGAAGCCACGCAGCGCACTGGCGCCGGACAGCGCCTGGAACGGATCCTCGAGGACGGCCTTGCGGTTCATCTTCCTGGTGTGGTGGGCAAGAATGACGCCACAGTCGGGTGCCACGGCCTCGCGCAGGCGTTCCACCCGCTCGGTCAGGAAGCACATCATGGCGGCGTTGTCGTTCTCGCCGCCGCCGTCCTCGCCGCCATCGAACAGATTACGGATGGGGTCGAGACAGATGATGTCGGGCGGGGCGTCGGGGAAACGGGCGCGCACGGCCTCCACGGCCAACGCGAGGCCCTTGTCATCGAGGATTATGCGGAGCTTCGGCGTAGCGAACAGGTTGTCACGCGCGCCCGCAATTACCGCCTTGTCCAGCCTGATCTGCTGCATGCGCTCGCGGAGATAGTGGTACTGGATCTCCGCCTGCAGATAGAAGATGCGCAGCGCCTGCGGCGGCGTGAAGTCGAGAAACGGGACGCCAGCGGCCATGTGGGCCAACAGGCTGATCAGGAAGTCGCTCTTGCCCACCTTGGGCGCACCGCCGAGGACCAGTAGCCCGCCCGGCGTCAGGACGCGCGGCGCGATGATGTCCGGCGGCATGGGCGAGCGATCATCGAGAAGCTGGCCGAAGGAGAACACCGGCAACGGCTGAACCTCAGCCTGAGGTTCAGCTTCGTTGCGCAGCAAGGCCGGACCATTCTTCCTCACATGCAGGGCCCACAGCCGGTCGGATTCCTGCGCCAGGCGCTCCTGTGACCAGGCGGGCCGCAACATGGCGGCGTTGTACTGGCACATGGCCTCCCAGCCCTCGTCGGGGCTCATGCGGCCCTCGTGCACCTGACGCACGAAGTGGCCGATGGCGGCGCTGGCGCCCTCGAAGCGCGTCCATGCGTCAGTGCCGCCCTCGTGCACCGGGGTCGTGAGGATGGCGTCGATCGTCGGCCTGGCAGGCCCTTCCGCCGGGGGTTCGGCGCCCACGCCCGGGATGGGCGGCATGGCGGCAACACGCTCGGCAAACTCGGCCAGGTCGACTTCCACACCATTGTGCTCGCGGATCTGCACAAGTCGCTGGAACCCACCCTTGTGATAGACGGAACCGGCAACGCGGATCGGCTGGTGGGCAGAGCGGAAGTGGGTGTCGCCGCCGACCTTCATGGCGATGTCGCCACGCAGCCGGCAGAGGGTATTGAGATCGATGCCCGCGGCGGCCTCGGTCAGCTTCCACCAGACATGTAGCTTCACGGCGCCCTCAGGGGTACGACCGCCGCTCTCTACGATGAGCGTGGGCGTGCCCAGATAGCGAACCAGGTGCGCCAGCTTGGCCAGGATGTCGCCAGCGTCCAGATCGACCACGACGGCCTGCATCTGCACGACTTCATGGGCGCGCGCCTGTCCCTGCGCCGCCACCGTGCCGGGGATGACATAGAGCGCGGCACCCTCGCGCCACGCCCAGGTAGCGAAGGTCTTCAGCTTGTCGAGGGCTGAGGCATCGGCGTCGATCCAGATGTTGTTGGGCTTGCCGTCCCTACCCTGCCCCTTGTCCACGAAGCCGCGGACGGGGATCAGGCCCTCGCAGTAGCCAAACACGACATCGAGAAAGACGCCAAGCTGCTCGGCATCCGGCTCGACACCGAACGGATCTACCTGCAGCGGAGCGTCGTTGAAGTCGCGCCACGGGTTGAAGTGGATCACTTCGCCGGTCGGCTTGTCATCACTATCGTCTGTCATTGTGCCAGGCTCCAGCAACGTTCGGCCCACCCGCACATGCGGCACTCGAAGTGGTCGCGGTCGCGGGCCAGCCGCGGCAACAGTTCGCCAGCGTCCGTAGCGCGGAGGATGCGGACGGCCCGGTCGCTCATGCGCTGGGCCAGCTCGGCGTTGAACGGCACCAGCTCGTGATATAGTTCTGCAGTATCCTTGTTGATGGCCGTAAACAGCGCCGGGTTCGATGCCAACCCCGGCACGGCGGCATCCATGTAGGCCTGGTAGAGCGCGATCTGCGCGGCGTAGATCGGCTTGGCCACGGCGACACCGCTCTTCACTGTCTCGCGCCAGTTCTTCGCGTTCATGGTCTTGCATTCCCACAAGGCAGGAACGCCCAGCTTCAGTGCCCCCGGCGCGGCAGCGACGATACCGTCAACATGGCCGCGGATGCGGCCGCCCGCCACGGAGAAGCCGAACTGCTGGCCGTCGGGATCATTTCCCTTGCGGGTGTAGAGATCGATGCCGGCAGCACGGAGCCAGCGAATCGCAAGGTCCTCGAGCGCATGGCCGATGGCGAAGATGCGCAGCGTGCGACCGGGAAAGTCGGCGCCTTCATCCTTCGATGCACCGGCAAACTCGAACTGAAGGGCGCGCTCGCAAGCATGGCCGACACGGGATCCCCCAAGGTACTCGCGGCGCGGCCGGCTGGCGTTCTCATCGACCAGTGCCGCATCGAGGATGCTGTTCAACACCTCGGCGAAGTTCGGACGGTGATTGAAGTCCAAAGTCAAAACGGCACCTCCGGGGAATTGTCGTTGCTCTTGGCGATGTCGCGTATCGCCTCCTGGAAGCCGCCGACGGCGACTTCGATGATCGTGAACACCTGCTGCTCCGAAAGACTGTCGAGCCGGACGTGCCAACCGATTTCTTCCATCGTCTCGGCCACGACTTTCATGGCCTTGCGGATGGCGGCCTTCTCCTCCTCGGTAAGGTCAACCATGGCGGATGACCTCCGCACCCGCTGCCAGAAGAAGGTCTGGCAGGTAGTGGAGCAGAACCACACAGAGGGTCGCGGCCTGCTCACCCGTTGCGGTTCCTGCCAGCCGAAGCCATGCGCCGGACCCCGGCACACGGCACAGAGCACGAAGCGGGGCTGCCAGCGGACGAAGCGCTCGCGTGCGGTGATTTGAACTGGGGCTGCCATGCATCACGCCGCCTCCGCGAGGCCGGAGCCCTTCGCTTCGGCGATGCGGGCGCGAATGGCGGGGAGATTGAACTTCAGGCTCAGCATGGCCGAGGCCTGGTAGCGGGTGAGGCTGAAGTCCATCCTGCAGGCGGGAGGCAGGAAGGCGAACTGCCTCTCCGTAGCCGGCTGGCGCAGCCACGCCTTGGTCTTGTGCGCCGACTCGTCCGTCTCGTTGTTGTTGAGCCAGTCATCGGCGGCAGCAAGGCAGACAAGATTCTCGCCCACGCCCAGCAGGGCCGCGGGGCGGCCCTTGGCACCCCCCACTGCGTAGAAGCGCCCGTCCTCGTTGAAGACGCCCGCCCACGCCGTGAACCCGGCGGCCATCATGGCCGCGCCGTTGCCGTGAACGTCGACCCACTGGAAGCTGGATCGCGCCAGAAGGTCGATCTCGGTCATGACGAAGTTGCCGAGCGCGTCGGGCCCGCCCGCTGCGCGCTCGCTCTCCCAGACATGACCGCACAACGGGCATTCCATGACAGCGGCCGGGACTTCCGCTTCACAAGACGGGCAGCACTTGGTGGGTGCCTCTCCCGTCGCCTGATGACCGTCGAGGTTGACGTCCTGTTCGAGCGAACCGTGGATCAGGCTTGAGGTACCGAAGTCGAGAATGACGCAGTCAGTCTTAATGACGCCGGGGTATTCCTCGGGATTCACGGTGCGCAGGCCCCTACCCACCATCTGGATCATGGTCGACTTGTAGGAAGAGGGACGGAGCAGCACGACGCAGGAGGTGGGCGGGTGGTCCCAGCCTTCCGTCAGCACCGCCACATTGGCGATGACCTGGATCTCGCCCTTGTCATAGGCAGTGATCGTCGCCTTGCGCTCGGTGTCCCCCATGTCGCCGTGAACCAGCGCCGCCGGAACGCCAGCAACCCTGAAGGCGTCCGCCACATTGCGGGCGTGGTCGACGGTCGAACAGAAGACCACCGTCTGGCGGTCGCCCGCTTTCTCCTTCCAGTTCTGGATCACCGCATCCGTCACCGGCGACTTGTTCATGATGGCATCGACCTCGCCCATGTCGAAGTCGGCGGCGACCCTGCGCACCTTGCGGAGGGCATCCTGCACCCCGACATCGATCACGAAGGTACGGGGCTTCACCAGATGACCCGAGGCGATCAGCTCGGCGATGCGAATCTGGTCGGCGACATTGTCGAAGACGTCCCGGAGGCCCCGCTTGTCGCCGCGGCTCGGCGTGGCCGTGACGCCGAAGATCCTGGCCGACGGGTTGAGCTGCAGCGTGCGGGCGATGATCCGGCGGTAGCTGTCGGCGACAGCATGGTGTGCCTCATCGATCACGAGCAAATCGAGAGCCGGCATGGCATCAAGATTGGCGGGACGCGACAAGGTGGGGACCATGGCGAAGGTCGCCTGCCCGTCCCAGGACTTTTCATTGGCATCCACCACGGAGGTGGTGACGCCGGGATTGACGCGGGCGAACTTCGTCCGATTCTGATCGGTTAACTCATCACGGTGCGCAATCACGCAGGCCCTGGCGTCCGGATCCTTGAGGAGTTCACCGGCCACGGCCGACAGCATGACAGTCTTTCCGGCTGCCGTCGGCGCGATACCGAGCGTGTTGTTGCGGGTGCCGAGCGCAGACAGGCTGCGCTCGACGAAGAGTTTCTGGCGGGGGCGGAGGATCATGGGTGTTACCTCACTTCGCCCAGGTGGGGCGCACGCCGGGGGACGGCGCGGCTGCGGCCGGCTGGGGTGCGTAAGACGGCGCTGCGGGCTGGGGTGCGGCATAGGCAGGTGCCGGGGCATAGCCTGCCGCCGGAGCCGCCCCGTAGGGCATGGGCATTGCCACACCACCCATCGCAGCTGCGTAGTCCCTGTGGTCGCGGGTCACCGGCTGGCGGATGTCGTTCCTGTCCTCGCCGTTGCTGTCCTTGCCGACATCGATGCGGGCCACGAACTCAAGGCCGTCGAGGTCTCCCAACCCCGAGATGCGGCGGGCATTCTGGGCGTCCGGCGTATTGTCCTTGTCGGAGAGCCCGCGGGCGGAGTTCAGCACGCCACGCACAAAGCCGCGGCCCATGTTGCCCCAGTCCGGGCCTTTGGGGCTGTAGAGCCCGATCCTCGACCAGACCTTGCGCCGGGCGAAGGGGCCCTCGAGCACCGTGTACTCGACATCGAGGTAGACGGCACCCGTCGAGCCACGCTTGGCATAGCCGCCCGTCCAGCCCTGGGTCGGGTCATCGAAGCCGCCGGGGCGGATCGTCAGCCGCACCTTGGCGATGGTACCTTTCGGGATGAGGTTGGTGTTCTGCTTCGCGTCGTTGAAATCGTTCCATGCACCGGTCATGGGTGTTCTCCTGGATCAGTTGTTGGACTTGGGGTTGGAGGCGGCAGCGGCGGGAGCGACGGGCCCCGGACGGCTGAAGACGAGGCGTTCAAGGGGCGAGCGGCCGGGCTCGCCGATCCTGGCGATGAGCCGGCCGAGGTGGGCCTCCTCGATCACGTCGAGACGGCCCGAGCGGTCCTTGGCGGGAAGGTTCAGAGGGTTCAGAGTCTGGCAGACGAAGACGCGATGGAGGACCGTCTGGTCGCCCTTCGTCTCGGCGACCTCCGTCATCGTCAGCACCTCATCGACGATGCCGGGGAGTTCGAGGCCGGTCTTCGCGCCGTCGATCTGCGGCACATAGATCTTGCGATTGAAGTCATCGAGTTTCTCGTCGAGGATGCCGACGAAGAACACATTCTTCAGGCGCGTGTGCTGGATGTGAGTGATCCAGCCCAGCATCTCGCGGCCATGGAGGCCGTAGGCACCGCGAACATCCTGCTTTCCCGTCTTCTCCGAGAAGGCTTCCGGCTGCTCCTTCGCCCACTGGAAACAGAGGCGGCCGGCGACCGTGATCGAGTCGATGAACACCGTGTCGTAGCGGTCGAGCGCCCGGGGGTCGCCGAACTTCGCGCACGCCTCATTGAAGTGGCGCTGGCTGTAGGGGCGGCCATCCGGAATGGCGGGGTTGGGCCCGCCTATGAACACCGCGAAGTCGCGGCATTCCTCCCAGGTGCGCGGGCGGATCGTGTCGCCGCTCCAGCCCTCGATGGCGAGGTCGCCCGCCTCGAGGTCGAAGAACAGCGTCGTGTCCGGCGGAAGCGTCCACAGCAGACTGGTCTTGCCGATGCCGCTTTTGCCGAAGATCACGGCCTTGATGCCACGGCGTTCGGACAGGCGCTGGTCGGCGAGGATGATGGGGAGCGCGCCGGTCATGCCAGCACCTCGCCGGTCGGTCCGGCATCGGCCCCATTGCCGGTCACTGCCATATAAAGTGCATCGAGGCGATTGGCCTCGGCCAGGCATTCCAGTCCCTTGCGCCGCATGAAGCGGCGGGCGTCGTCGAGCAAATCGGGTTCCGCAATGAGATCAGGGACCGCGACGTATTCTTCAGCGCTTTCGACGAAGTAGGACTTCGAGCGCAGATCGCTGACGAGGGGCGCAAAGGCGTCGCAGCGGTCGGCAAAATCCGTCTGGCGCTCCAGGTCCCGGCGGTTGCGCAGGATCCGCTTCACCTCGGAAATGATCCCGGTGCGCAGCATCCGCATTGCCCCTTCCGCGCGGGCCTGTGAACAGGTCAACGGGAAGGCGGCCTCCATGATGTCATCGGCGATCTTGGGGGCGTTGTTGCCAAGCTGGGACGCGACGTCCCAGACGCGCTCGGCAAATGCCGCTGACTGACTATCAAGCATCGAACCACTCCTTGATTTTGGTGAAACATTCCGCCCCCTGGGCGATGGCCTTGACGTCGAGGCGGTGAAACGGGCCCGCCCTGGCCTCGCGCATGCCTTCGCGAGCGAGGGCAAGGTTGTCGTCCGTGGCCCATTCGGCGAAGGCGCGGAACGTGCCGGTGACATGCTGCCAGGCTGCCTGTTCCGGCGTTGGCGGGACGTAGAGCGGGTTCCGGCGGCTGGGCTTGCGCTGGGGACGCAGTCCCCGCATGGCCGCGTCGACGACCATCTTGCGCAGCGCCGCCCGCGTCGGCTCCTCGCCACGGGCCAGCTTCTCATCGAGCGTGCGCCGCACGATGCCCGGTTCCACTTTCTCGGCATCGCGAATTAGGCGCGCGTCGTGGATCTCCTTGTGTGTGAGACCCAGTTCGGCAGCTGTCGCAACCTTCTTCTCGTCGGGAAGAAGGTCAGTGCGCTGCCCCTGGGCCGAAGCAGTCCCGTCGATACGGGCCTGGTCATATTCATCGGCCAGACGCCGCTTCGCCTGTGATTCAATTGCAAGGGAATCCGCCTGGGCCCGGTGCGCGGCGGCGATCAGCTCGTCATGGGCGTGCTTGGCATTGGCAAGGCGGGCTGCGCGCTTTGCTGCGTCATACGCGAACGATGCAACCTCCTTGGCTTCTAGCACCTCGGCGGCGGTGCGTGCATTTGCGAGCGCCGCGGCAGCATGGTCGACGAGCTGCGGAAGGCTGGACGCGCTCTGTTCGAGGGTGGCGGGGAAGCTCATGCGTCACCTGCGATGAGCTTGAACAACTCCTTGCCGGTGCGAACGGTGCGGGCCGGCTCGAACACCTTCCGGATGTGCGGCGGCCAAGCCGCGTACTTGCGTTCGGAAACCTTAAGGCTAACCTCCACGTAATCGCGGGGATCCTCGCCTTCGGCCTTGATGCGCTCAACCAGCTGGCCGAGCTCGTGCTGGTCCCACTCGACCCTCTTCGGGAGTTCCGCGATGACGGCGACATCGCCGTCCCGGAAGCGGGCGACCCCGAAGTCCTTGTCGTCGTCTGCGCGCGCTGCGCGAGCGCGGTCGGCGTACTTCTTCGTCAGGGCGCCGTCGAGCCACGCTACCGTGAGCTTCGCTTTGCGCAGGCTGTCATCCGCCTCCTTCTGGAGACGGGCCAGTTCATCGGCAGGAAGGGCAGCAAGTTCGCTGGCGGGGAGACGCTGTAGCGCCTCGAGCGAGATGATGTTGGGAATGCTCATCGCCGACCTCAGGCCGTGGCCGAGTTGCGCTGGGCGATGTCACCGCCTGCGATCTGTTCGGCCTCGTAAGCCTCGACATCCTCAAGGCGGTAGACGACGCGCCCGATGAGCCGGATGAACCGCGGGCCTTCGCCCGTGGTGCGCCAGCGCTCGAGCGTGCGGTGCGAGATATTCCAGCGAGCGGCGAGCTCAATCTGGGAAAGGTGTCTGGTTGCCATCTGATTCTCCTGCGGGGGTTCGCGAACGATTGCGGAGCCGAAGATGGCAAAGCCCGTGGGAGGTCCCGGGAAGATGGGTGGGAGATGAACTGGAAGATGGAGAAGAAATCGCCAAAGAAAAAAGGCCGCCCCGGGGGACGGCCTTGGATGGATTCACTGGAAGCCGGATTATGGTTCGATCCAGCAGTCCCCGCCGGCATATTTGATGAACAGACGCCAGTCACCATCTTTACCGAATGCCTTGGCGAAGCTGTTCACCTTGCCGCCGTACCCTGCCTCTTCAAGGACGATCGCCGTTCTCAGTCTCCGGCATCCATCCCAGTATGCCTCGAAGAGCTGCTTCAACGCCTGGCGTTGCCTGTCGCCGCCAAACGGGATCGGTTTGCCTCTCAGCCACACGGTACCGTAGTTGTCGGAGTGGTCGATCGGCTCTCGACGTTGCACCTGATCGGGGAACAAGCGGGCACCCAGTATCTGCGGTGAGATGACCAGGCTGCCAGGGCCGGCGAAGACGTCGGACACGGCCACAATCACATCCCGCTTGTTCGGCGAGACTGGAATGCGGTCCCCCGGCGTTGAGGTGAAGATGACCCTCGGCCCCGCTGAGGGCCGACGCTCCATGAGCGCGAACACTTTCTGCCAGATGTCGTTGCTGCCCAGACAGCGCGCGAACCAGACCGGTACGGGGCTTTCCGCTCCCGCCATCCTGATGACGCCGAGATCGATGAGATGCCCGTCGATCAGTTCCTGCGGCGGCGGCGAACCAGCACGGTCGAACTGCACGAGCATCCCGGCAATAGCGCGCGGGAAGTCGACGCCATAGGCTGTGATTTCCGAGGGATCGACCCGGATCCAGCGTCCCGTACGGTCACTGTAGCCATGGGCCTGATGCTCCGGCGACCACTCAGCCACGATGGGCTCGTCCTCATAATCATCCATGGCGGCAACGACCGGGATCTGCCCGCGACCGACCAGAAGGCCGGCCGCAAGCAGAGAGTCCGTAGCCCTTGAGGCGACGAGCCTCAGAGCGCTGCCCTGGGCCCGGGCTTCGGGTGTTTCCATCACCCGAAGCAGGAGCTCAACCGATTGGCGATCAACCGCGGCCGACATTCAAATCGTCCTTCAGAATACCCCAGCGGCGAAGGTACTTTTCGCCGATGAGACGCTCGTGCGGCGTCATATCCTTGAGATTGCAGCCGTGCGGCATGGTGACGATGAGTGTCAGGGACTTGCCGCGCGCGCCCTCCCGGGCAGCTCGGAACCTGATGGTGAAGCGTGCACGCGTAACGATCCAGGACGGAACATCTGCAGCGCGCGCTTCCGGGAACACCCCCGGCATGCCGCTTCCGATCCCGAGGCCGATGCGACGCCGTGCCATGTCCCAGATCGTGCGCTCGCAGCCGGGCAGGACTTCCAGCGTGACCCGTTCCTTCGGATCGCCGAGATCCATCAGGCGCAGTTCCTTGACCGTGACGCTCTCGATTCCATCTTCCATGTCGGACGGGAAGTCGAACGGCTTCAACAGGATGCCGAGGTCGTACTCACGGAAGGGCACGTGCCTTTCCTCGAAATCAATACCGAGCAGATGCTTCGCCATGTAGCGGGTAAGTTCGAGCCGGTCGTCACGGTTGCTGGCCACAACCTCGATGACGCCGGTTGCGGCCTCATAGGTCATCGCCGCCTCAAAGACCGGATAGACGACATTGCGCGTGATCTTAGTGTCTTCACCGAAGGTCAGCATGTCCTCGGCGCGGCCCTCGCGGTAGATCGCGATCTGCACAAGGTCACATTCCTGATTGTCGAGAATCACGCGGTGACGGTCGAAGACATCCACCTGCACATTGGCCGTGTCGAACCGGTCGCGGATGGCTGCCGTGAACGCCGAGACGGAAGCCGGATCCTTCCGGACAGTGCGATCCTTCTCGACTTCGAAGCCGCTCCACAAACGCCCGCGGCGGCGCTCGTCATTGTAACGGACCTCCTCCGCCATGCGGAAACGCTCAGGCTCATTGAGGAAGACCCACAGGGAGCGGTTGTTAGGCCCCTCCAGTTCGTCGAAGGCAGTACGATTGCGAACGACATTCTGCAACGCGTTCTGCCCCGGTTCGTCGGCTAGGGCCGCCACGCGGCCGGCATCGAGGATGATGCGCTGGCGGTCTTCAGGGCTCATGTCGTCCACGGCCTTGATAAGCGGCCCGATCACCTCGGGTTCGGGCTTCGTCCAGTCGATCGGAGGGAGCGAGGGGAGAGGGGTCCGGGTAAAGTAGTCCTGCAGGCGATTCAGCGGGGTCTTGCGGAAGAAGGCGGGAATCGAAGTCATTGAATAACCTCATGATATGAACGGGGGGAAGCACGAGAATCGGATGCGCAGCGATACGCATGTGTTCGATGTACGCCGAACGCGACCTTCTGTCTACTTGTGGATAACAATTATGTTCGACATATACCGAACATTCCGATTGAAATGAACAAAAGAGGAACAGGGAAATGATTCGATGACCACCTCGCTTGGCGCCAAGCTCAAGCACCACCGCCAGGAGAAGGGTTATTCCCTCGACAAGCTCGCGGAGCTCACCGAATCCAGCAAAAGCTATCTCTGGGAACTGGAAAACCGCGACACACGGAAGCCCTCGGCGGAGAAGCTGACACGCGTCGCACAGGCCCTCGATGTCACGACAGACTATCTCCTCGACGACACGGCCGATCCCGACGACGCTATGCGCAAGGAAGCGTTCTTCCGGAAGTTCAGCAAGCTGACCGACGACGAGCAGGAGAAGATCAAGCAGATGATCGATCTCTGGGGCAAGAAAAGTTGAGCCTGCCGACTACTCCACAAGGCTGGGCGATCCGCCTGACCCAGATGCTGAACGTCTATCAGAGCGTCCACAGCCTGCCTCGCTTTCCAACAGACGTGGCAGCGATCGCCATGGAGTTCTCGCGCCAGTTCTTTCCAGATGCCCCGATCACGATGGTGGAAGGCGTACCCCTTCCCGCTCGCGTGGAAGGAATGCTGGTGCCGAAACCGGATGGTTCGGGTGAATGGGGTATTCTCTATAACGAGGCCATCGCCTCGCGCGGGCGGCAGAACTTCACACTGGCCCACGAGTTCGGCCACTATCTTCTCCACCGCGCGGAACTCTCGGGCGGCCGCGAATGCAGCGGCCGGGACATGGGCGAATGGAACAACGGCCGCCAGCGCACACGTGACGAGATCGTTGAGGCCGAGGCAAACACCTTCGCTTCCTATCTCCTCATGCCACTCGACGATTTCCGCGAGAGGCTCAAGGGACGACCTATCGACATCGACACAATGACGGGCATCGCGGACCGCTACGGTGTCTCGCTGACCGCGGCGATCCTCAAGTGGCTGACGATCACCGACCGGCGCGCCATGGTCGTCGTTGGCAAGGACGGCTTCATTGACTGGTCCTGGTCAAGCACACCGCTCATCAAGACGGGGATCTACTATGCGGCCCGGCAGGAAACGTTCGAATTGCCTGCCACATCACTGGCGGCGCGAGGGGCGGATCCTGACAACGCCCGCAATGGCGCGACGCACGCCCCCGGGGTCTGGCGCGGAAACGAGGTCGTTCATGAGATGACGGTGTTCTCGCCTTCGAACGAGATGACCATCTCTCTTCTTATCTATCCAGACCGCGCGCCGACCGCCTACGAGATGGCGTCGCTCGAAGAGGAAGAGGTTCCCGATACCTTCGACAGGTTCACCGACGGTTCCACACGCTGATTCGCGCGCCTTGGAAGCTTCGGTGGCCCGCAAGGGAAGTTTGAGCACTACGCAAGCATACGCATGGTCGCGCCCAGTCCGATACTGTCACGCAAGTAGCTGATATACTTGTGTTTTTATGATTTCGCGATACCTTGCGAGCATCATTCACATCGCGAAATGTCGCCATGGCCAGCCCGTTGTCGGATCCGGTATCGGGTCCCAATTCAATTCACGCCGACAGAATGACGCCGGAGGCCCGGCTCTCCGAGATTGGCCGCGTCCTCGCGACGGGCGCCATACGTAGCACTGCAACGAAGTCCAGCGCTTTATCTGCCGTGTGCGGAGACAGTTCAGTGGACTTGTCGCTGCCCAAGAGCGGTTGTCGTCACCGAAAGCGAACTCGCGTCGGAGGACCACATGAAGGCTGAAGCACGAAACATACATCCGGCAAAGGCGGCCACGGCGGACAGAACGGTGCTCACCCGTCTATCCGCGCTCAAGCACATGTCGGTGAAGGCGCTGAAAGAAGAGTGGCAGACACTGTTCGGTGACGCTGCGCCGAACAACAGCCGGATCTTTCTCGAAATCCGCCTGGGCTATCGCATACAGGAACTGACCTACGGTGGCCCTGATCGAGAAACCCGCCGCATGCTTGACCTTCTGGCTGACGAGGTTGAGGGGCTTCCGCGGCGCAAGAACCAGATCGCCGACCCGCGCAATCCGGTTGTCGGTACGCGACTGGTCAGGGAATGGGATGGCATCGCCCACACCGTCACAGTCCTCAAGGACGGTTTCGACTGGCAAGGACGCAAGATGAAGTCACTGTCCGCCATTGCCCGGGAAATCACAGGCACGCGCTGGAACGGCTACAGGTTCTTCGGGCTTCGCGAGATCAAGCGGGAGAAGCCCTGATGCACAAGCCAGGTCAGTCAACGCGGCGGCTGCGCTGCGCCATCTATACCCGCAAGTCGTCCGAAGAAGGACTCGACATGGAGTTCAATTCCCTCGATGCCCAGCGGGCAGCGTGCGAGGCCTATATTGCCAGCCAGCGCTCGGAAGGCTGGGTCGCCCTTCGTGAACGCTATGACGACGGTGGTTTTTCCGGAGGTACGCTGGAGCGCCCTGCCCTGAGGCAGCTCCTCGGAGACATCGAGAACGGCCTGATCGACGTGATCGTTGTCTACAAGATCGATCGCCTCAGCCGCTCCCTGATGGATTTTGCCAAGCTGGTTGAGGTGTTCGATCGGAACAACGTCACATTCGTCTCCGTCACCCAGTCATTCAACACCACAACCTCAATGGGACGGCTGACGCTCAACATCCTTCTTAGCTTCGCCCAGTTTGAACGCGAGGTGATCGGTGAACGCATTCGCGACAAGTTCGCGGCGTCCCGCAAGCGCGGCATGTGGATGGGCGGCTTTGTGCCGATGGGATATGACGCCAGGGAGCGCAAGCTGGTGATCAACCCGGATGAAGCTTCGACCGTTCGCCAGATCTTCGAACGGTTTTCTGAAGTCGGGTCCGCGACGGTACTCGCTCGGGAACTGCGTCGCAATGCCACCCGCAACAAGCAAGGCACCGTCATCGACAAGGGATACCTTTACCGCCTTCTGAAGAACCGGGTGTACCTCGGCGAAGCGGTTCACAAGGGGAACATCTATGAGGGTGAGCACGACGCAATCATCGACCGGGCTCTCTGGGATCGCGTGCACTCCATCCTGGGCGAGAGCCCGCGCATGCGTGGGAACAACAGCCGCACGCAATCCCCTGCGCTCCTGAAGGGACTCATCTTCAACGAGAATGGGGCTGCAATGACACCAACCAGCACAAAGAAGGGTGCGAGGCGTTACAGCTACTACGTCTCGATGGACGTGTTGAAGAACCGCGAGACAGGCGACGAGACGGCACCGCGTCGTCTCGCAGCCGGCATGGTTGAAGGCGCCGTTGTCGGAGAAGTCCGCCGCATTCTGCAGACACCCGAGATCACCCGGCACGTGGCCACGGCCTTGAAGGATGACTCCTCGGAAATCGACGCTTCCGCAGCGCTGCGGGATTTTCAGACGCTCTGGAACAACCTCTTCCCCACGGAGCAGGCCCGGATCATCCAGTTGCTTGTTCGGCGCGTCACGGTCACGGCATCAGGGCTCGAAGTCGATCTGCGCAGGGACGGAATTGCCGGTGTCGTCCGGGAAATGATTTCACCGAAGAAACTAGAGGCGGCTGAGTAATGACGGAGAAGAACGACACCATCCGGGTGGTCATTCCACTGAAGCTGCGGAAGAAGAATGGTCGACCGCAAATCCTGCCACCGGCTGACTACAAGCCAAGCGAAGACAGGACTCAAGACCCTCACATTCTACGCGCCATTGGCCGCGCCTGGGCCTGGCGCCGCCGTATGGAGGCGGGGGAGTTCAACACTGTCGATGAGTTGGCTGCCGCACTAAGATTAGGCGATAGGCATGTGAGCAGGCTAATGCGTCTAGCATACCTCTCCCCTGAAGTATTGAAGCGGCTAGTCTGCGGCCGCGAGACAACGGCCCTCAATTTGCGGGACCTTTGTTTCTTGTCCACCGACGCATGGGATTTTCAGGTGGCAGCGGTATTCCAGTGATATAGTTTGCCTGCAGAACAGCACTTCCAATTGCCCAACAATGATGAACACCGGCACTCCGTAGTTGGCTGCGCTCCCTAAGCGGCTAACTCATAAGATAGTATTCGCTGACCAATCGCTGTGACACTTTCCAGTGCAAGTAGACGCAGTTCTTCCTGATCTGCTTGCGTTTCAAGAGCCTCAAGAGCCTCACTGATATTCGATTGCTGTTGCACCGTAACCTGAGGATCGTCTGACGACGGCCGCTGCAGGATCATTTCATGGTGGCGCACCAATACAGGACTTCTGTCTTTATCTCGCTCAACTTTTAGGTCCCAGAGCCGCCTCTTTATGAGGTGGACAGATTTGGTCAAAGCGCCCGCCTGGAGAGTTCCGAAATTGGCAACTAGCCTAGGGCCGGCAAAATCGATGATCACATGATGGCTACCGCCCCTCTTTCTTCGCTCACCTCCGTCCTGCAAATCTTGACTGAAATATCGGGTATAATTCTCCCGATGTTGACGAATATAATCACAAACGAGAAATGGCAGGCGATCACGAGGTGCACTTGCCTTTTTGGCATCCACCGCCAACCGATCTTCGTCTAGTTCTTCGCCGCTAGGCACAGCCTCGTACAACGAGGAGAGAATAGCCATCCAGCTCGCTGCAATATGCTGAAGGCTGGTCCCTTCCGCCTCTCGACATTCTCCGACGTAGATTCCCGACACCGCAGATTCAGGCCTTCGGATTGCATCAACAGAACGTTGAGCGAGGTCCCGGCGCAAACTTTCTCCCGCAATTCTGACGGCCATAACTGCAGCGCTCGCATCTTCACCGAATAGGCATTCAAGCCGATGCAAGGCGTTAGCTATTTCAACGTGAAAGCCGTTCGCGTTAACAACTGCCACCCCAGCAACCAGTCGCTCATACGAACCGGAAATCGGCTCAAGAATAATCGGAGCCCAGAGTGCCTTGACACTCTGGTCCAAAGACGGGAATTCCCTTTGATCTATGAGAGTTATCATATTATCACTGGCACTCCCAATGCCTTACTAGCGTGCTGAATTATACTACCAGCTCGCTGCTCAATGAAGTCTTTCAGTACGTTGACGCTTTCTATAGGCAATAAGTGATCGATGTGGCTTTTTTCCGCTGTAGAGGCGGCATCAAAGTCACGAACCAATGCCTCAAATGCTGCTACCTGTTGAGTACGCTCTTTCCTTTGTGCGTCATCTAGCTCTGGCGTCATCCATTCCGAGAGCCTGTTTGCATATTCATTGCCGGCATTCAATTCCTCCGGTTTCCAATTCGGCCCTCCAAAACAATGCCCATGGTCGATCAACCAAATACTTCCTGGGCTGCCAAACAAGAGATTTCCTGGGTGGCGATCTATATTTGCTATCCATGCGTCAAACGCAAAAAGACGTCCGAGATCCGCCCACATGGCAATTTCCCGGAGCAACACCTTTGCACCACTCGGATTATTGTTGAGGTGAAATGTTACATTGGGAACTTTCACATCGGCACTTACGAATACAAGCCTCCCTCCATCGGGAAGCATAGGCGCCGACTTCACGGGAAGAATGTCCGGACGCGCCAATCCGACGAAACTATCTGGCACAGGTAATCCGACGTGTCGCGCCAAACAGTGAACCACCAACTCATTGCAAAGCTGGATTAGGTTCAGGTCTTTGATAATGGAACTCCGAACTGACTTATCCGAAAGCAACACTTGGCCGCGATATGTACCGTTCACATTTCCAACAGAAAACGCAGTCGCGCCGAGTAGCACGGTGGCGAGTTCAATTTGAGTCATTTTACATTATCCGCCAGTTTGCAAAAAAAGCGACGCTACACTTCCTTCAAATCTTGTCGAACACAGAACCCATGCGAGGGCTAAACAATCGTTCATATGTCTTCAAGAGGAAGGCATCGGTCATGCCAGCGACGTAATCGCAGACGGCGCGAATACCGTCAGTATCATGGCTGGTCCGAGCATTCCTAGGGAGCAGAACTGCTGGTTCTGACGCGATCGCCTCAAAGACCGAGACAACCATCTTCTGTCCCTTGAATTCGAGATGCTGCACTTCTGCACTCAGAATTACTGCCACCTTAATGAGCCGCTGAAGCGCATCCAACATTTCCCGCTGCTCAGGCGGAAGCTTCACATTGAAGCGAATTAGAGGTTCTGCGAATTCCGGATTCTCATCAACTCTTAGACTTGTAATGAAATGATGCACCAAGCGCCCGATGTAATGCTTGCGGTCTTTGCTATCTCCGAACAACGCCGACAAAACGGATCCATATAGGTTGTTGTGACTTCCATCCGGATCACGCCGCTTAAGCATCTCCAAGAACGAGGAGCACTTTTCTTCAGGAACATAGGCACGGAAATCGGATTCTTTTACGAGCCCCATTGCGATCGCGTCTTCCAAATCGTGAACGCCGTATGCAATGTCGTCAGCGACATCCATCATACTACAGTCCAGTGACTTGTATTTCGTCTTTGAATGCTTGTCGGGAACACCCATGATCGAAGTAAACAGTTTTCGATCCTCGCTACTCAATGGGGCGAGTACCCAGTCAACAATATCCTGCTCACTATCTAGGTAGCACTTGGGAGGCTTCGACCGCTTTCGATCAATAATCCTAATAGACTCAGGTTCAGATTCCATCACCGGACATATCTTTGGATTACAGACGGCTCGATAGCTGGCAGGATACTTGAGAACTCCGAGCAATGTTCGTCTAGTGAGGTCTGCACCGTGGTTTTTCGAGAAATTTTCGAGGCGCGACAGAATGCGTAAAGTCTGTCCATTTCCCTCGAAGCCACCATCATCACGCATACAAAAATTCAACGCAACCTCTCCACCGTGACCGAAGGGAGGGTGTCCTAGGTCATGTGCAAATGCGATCGCCTGAATTAGACTCCCGGTGGGCAGAATATCGTGGACAGGATGTCCGGCCAAATCACCTAGCTGACGAAGCATGCTATTGGCGATTTGCGCAACTTCGAGATAATGCGTCAACCGCGTGCGATAGTAATCGCTATCACCGAGGTTTAGAACCTGCGTCTTTCCCTGCAGGCGACGGAACGAACCCGAATGCACCAGACGAGCATAGTCAACGTCAAAGGGTGTCCGTTTGTCATCAGCTTGCTGCTTCCAGTCTCCTCTGCGCTGCTCCCACTCACTCATGTCGCGCTCCGTGTGTTCTGACAGTGCCCGCAGTTCTATCGATACTCTCTAATTGCTTTCCTATCGATCTCGTCTGCGGGAACGAGCTTGTAGTGGCGTTCATCGACCACCTTAACCTGTCCGTCGTCTAAGGTGAGCTCAAAGAGGGCAATCACACCCTCGCTCATGAACTGAGCAGCGACAGGCCGGCAGCGCATTTCGGGGAATTTTTCGTCCGCAAAGGCAAGGTCCTGGCCAGTTTGGACAACTCCGATTTGATCTTTTCCACCCTTTGCTTGCACAGGAATGACATAGTGGCAACCGTACTTGTCCAGGCCAATGTAGAGCTCATCGATTTCGATTTGCCCGATGCCTTTCACAGTCGTGCGCAAGTGGTTTTGCAAACTGTAGGTGGTCAGACCCAGAAAAGTATCGATCAAACGATTATAACGAACAATGGCTAGCAGCGCCTGCTCGTCGTCGAGTGCATAGGCGCGGATGAGTTCCGGAGTTGCATCCGGTATACCGATACTGATCAGGTTCTCGCTCGGCAGGATGCGAGTGATCTTTACAAGCCGAAACCTATAACGTGCTCGCCCGGCTCCCTCGATAATCCACTCGAGGCCATCCGGTTGGGTCGCGACAATTCCCTCCGGCAATGCAACACGAAATCGAAAGGAGTAGATGAGATCTCCGAGGTTTTTCGGCAGCTGGATTTTGAGCTTGGCCGCAAACGTTTCTATCTCTTCGCGAGCGAACTCAAAGTCAGTCACCCCCTTGGACCAATGACTGAAGAAGATCTTTTCGATCAGAATGCGATATCGGTTTGCCGCCGGGTCTTTCTTAGCCATTGACCACTTTCAGCCTCTTGCGAGCTTCTTCGATCTCACTCTGCTTCCGCTTTTTGGCGCCACTCTTGCGATCCCGCTTAGATGACGGCTTTTTGACACCGAAGTGTTCGGCTGCTTCCGAAAGTTCCATATAGAGAAGCTTCTCATCACCGAGAGAAAGGGCGCCCGAAGGCCGCTTGAGCTTCACGCCCAACGCTTCAATGACTTGCCCTGCTATTGCGCGCGCTAACGGAGGCGGAACCGCGTTGCCGATTTGCCGTGCGCCATGCCATTTGGTCGAGTGGAACCTAAACCAATCAGGGAACCCGTGGAGTCGGGCCATCTCACGAACGGTGATGCAGCGGTCATGCTCGTAGTGAATCGGGCGCGGACTCGTGAAGGCACCTCTCGCGCCATCGGTCCCAGCCCGTAACGTATTTGAGAGGCCGACCGGCGAAAGCTTGAAGAACCGGCTGATCGGCTCGACGTCGCCAGGTGCTGTCGAGTGAAAACGCCCACGCGAAATATCGGTATGAACGGTTCGCGCACTCGACGTGAGGAATGCCGGATTCCACTCGCGAACATAACCGTAATGCCAAGCGTCGTTTGTCAGGCAACGCAACTCCGCCGCATAGGTGGACGGCTTCCTAAGTGAAGACGTCTTGACGATATCCGTCTCCATGAGCGTCTCGAAGCGCTCTGCATCTGGTAAATCGCCCAGCGCGTCTTTGCAATTCGGTCCCGCCGGCAGACCTTTCAAGAGACGCTTCCCATCGGCGGGATTGCTAATTGCCAAAGGGTATTCGGGAATTTCCGCACCCTTCTTGGCTCCGAAAAGAATCAATCGCTCTCGGTGTTGCGGAACGCCGTATGACGATGCGTTCAAAACGCGCCAGGGCAGACGCACAGAATAGCCCCGCTCTCCGAAGGCGGCGACGAGTTCCTCCAGGAATGCTCGATGCTTTCCGACTGTAAGACCTTTGACGTTCTCAAATACGAAGGTCTTCGCGTCGAGCTCGGCAACCAGTCGCACGAAGTCGAGAACGAGGCTGTTGCGCGGGTCATCGAGGACACGTTGACCGATCAGCGAAAATCCCTGGCAGGGCGGTCCGCCAAATACGCAATCGATCTTGCGATCACCCAAATCCGCAAGCCGGCGTATATCCTGACCTGTGAGGTCCGAAACGGAACGTGGAATGACGGGAGTGTTCGGGAAGTTGAACTTGTGCACGGCACAGTGGATCGGATCGATTTCCACGGCGGCAGCCACTTCGAAACCGGCCTGCTCGAACCCTAGGCTCATGCCTCCCGCCCCCGCGAAGAGGTCGACAGCAAGTGGCCGTAAAAGCTTGGTTTTTGTGGGGGCGCTCCGATTCATGTCATCGATGTTAGCCGTTTGTTCACGCCTTGTCGATCGGAAATTTCGGGGCACCCAAGAACGTCTGTAGTCGCATGTTCAACGCGTCTAGGTCTGAGAGCTCGCACTGCCAGAGGGTGAGAACATCCCAACCAAGCTTCGTGAGGGCGTTCCGGTTTCTAGAGTCGCGATCCTTGTTCGCTTTGAGCTTCGGCCCCCAATAGTCGAGGCGAGATTTGGACGCCCGGCCCTTGGCGCAGCCATGCCCGTGCCAAAAGCACCCGTGAACGAAGATGACCTTCTTTCGTCCCGGCAACACGATATCGGAGGAGCCCGGCAGGTCCTTTCGATGAAGTCGAAAGCGATAGCCAGCCGCGAACAAGGCGCGGCGAACCGTGAGTTCGGGACCGGTGTTCTTCGTTTTGACGGATTGCATAATCCGCCGCCGCTGCTCTGGCGAACGGGTATCGACCATGCCTTCAATATAGCCCGGTCGGCACAAGGCTACCACGGGATCGAAAGCGCTCGCTACCGGCTCCCCGGGTCCCTCGCCCCCACACTTGCGCTCAGTAGGCTTCGGTCCTATTCTCACTATAGGTGATTTAACCGACTTGCGGCCTGCGCGTCCCGCGCGAACAGCTAAACAGGAGGCCCGCATGGCCGACTTCCCCCTTACCTTGAGCTATAGCTACTTCGGCGCACCCGGCTGCGGCGGATCCACTACGCTTTCGATTTCAGTCGACAACCGCGGCAACATGAGTGTCGTCGATGATTTACCTTCGGAATACTGCGATCCTGATGAAGCCCACGCTACTTCGGATCCCGACTTCCGACCGCGCGTGGGCGAGTTTCGTCGCAACGCAGTCCTCCCTGCTCCGCAAGGGTGGCGAGGCGTGATCGACTATCTCGCTGCCAACGAGATCGTCGCCTTCTTCACAGATGGCGACATTCGGGGCGAATATCCATGGCCGGACAGTATGGAGGTGGAAGGTACCGGTTCGGTAGCATCTGATCTAATTGCAGCAGCCTGGAGCGGTAGTCCCCTTTTAGATATCGCGCAGGCCTTAGCCCAATTGCCCGACACCGTCCTTGAGGCTCTCCGCGTGCGTTGTGGGTCGCTTTGCGGCAGTGCGGTACTGCAGCCGCTTCTGCGCATCTGGAACCATGCCCAAGAACTCGATGTCCCCTTCGAAATCATCGTCGGGCGCGCGCACCGCTTCGATTTCCATCTTCCCTCGATGCTCCGGGATGTCCGCGCACTCTCAGCCGTCCTCAATGCTGAAGCTTCAGCTAGTGCGAGGCGGCGAGCCTGGATGATCTCACCCTATGCTCCTGCCATCGATCTTATCGTCGGGCATTGGCGCAGGGCGCATCCCGCCACCTCGACGAACACCCAGATCGGCCAGGGAATGCGCGCGGGTGCCCTGAAGCGGTTCCTTGAAGCTTATGCCATTGAGCACGGCCAGCTTCCGAACGGCGTACATAGAGTAGATGGCGGTCCAGCATCGGCGTTCGACGTGGACTTCAGCGCGCTGGCTGAAAAGGGCTGA